AGCCTGTGACGGCTGTGTCTCGGTCAAAGCTGCCGCCACCGCCCAACGCCCATTGTTTTGCGCTACCATTAAGGGCAGACAATGTGCCAGCAGCATACGACTTAGCTGAATATTCCGTACCGTCTACAGATGTGGCTTTTGTAGCCCAGTCTTTAGATGCACCTGCGCCAGATGTGTTTGTGACACCAGTGCCACCGATAGCCCACGCTTTTGCAGCGTACTCTGTGCTATCGACAATACCAGTCGTCTGCGATGCCCACTGCTGCGCCAGTGTGTTGCTTGCGGCAGCGTTGGTCTCGCTAGTTGAAGCATTAGTCGCACTTGTCGCAGCTGCTGTTGCACTGTTCGATGCGTTGGTCTCACTCGTTGCGGCATTTGTCTCTGAAGTTGCTGCTGCAGTCTCGCTAGCAGCTGCGGCTGTCTCACTTGCTGCCGCTGCAGTAGCACTGGCTGCTGCGTTGGTTGCGCTTGTTGACGCATTAGTTTCGCTGGTCGAGGCATTAGTTGCACTGGTGGCCGCATTGGTCTCGCTGGTTGCAGCGTTTGTCTCGCTTGTGGATGCGGCAGATGCGCTAGTGGCTGCGTTGGTCTCGCTGGTTGCGGCATTAGTTTCGCTGTTCGATGCGTTTGTCTCGCTGGTCGCCGCCGCTGTTGCACTGGCTGCACTATTGGTTTCGGCTGTGGATGTAGATGCGGCTGACTGTTGAGCATTACCTGCGAGGGTGTTTGCTGTGTCTCTAGCGTTTTCTGCAGCTGTCTGTGCGGCTTCTGCAGCTGTCTGAGCCGCCTCAGCTGCTACTTGGGCTGCCTGGGCTGCTGTTACAGATTCAGCAAATGTGGTTTGCAGTGTCGAGGATACCCCGGATGACGTAAAGAAGCTGGTGGTTGCTGCCATTAGTAATCTCCATACTGGTAAGCCGGTAGGATCTGCTGAGTGCCACCATTGAGCTCCTGGTCGTTGGCTTGCTCTTGGATTTCATTTAGAAACTGCTGGTACTTTGTTTCGAACACCTGGGCTCTTTCATCCAGGTAGTAATCCGCTGCAAAGGTTAATGCTGAGTAAGTAATGAGGTCGCTGGCTACCAAAGTTAGGTTATTGGTGTCGGTACCATTCACCAGGGCTGGAAACTCAGCGTAATAGTACAGCACAATGTCGCCGGTGGTGGGCGTTGGCCACAGGAGCAGGTTCTGTTGTTCTCTCACAAAGTAGCGTGGCTTACCCTGCTGAGCTGACTGCTGCAGCTTACGGTATTCTTTCATAGTAATACGCTGCAGCTCATACTCATTCGCGTAGAGGCTGATGATCTCCAGGAAATCTGTTGGCAGTGTGATGCTAGGAGTAGATCCTGTTACGTTGTATGTAGTCTTGCTCTCGTTGAGAGGTGTACGCAGCTGGCGCTGAATACGTGCAATGCCCTGGTCAACAAATATGGTCGTAAGAGCTGGTGTGATATCCGACCGGTTTAGCAAGGCATCGAAGTGGGTCTTCAAATCACCATAATTCATAGCTTACGTCCTTCTGGTTTTCTTCTTTGCTGGCTTCTTTGCAGTCTTGGCTGCTTTGGTAAATGCTTTAGCTGTAGGTGCGCCTTTGGCACCGGGGCTACGCATCTTCTCACCGCTGCCGGCGGCGATACGCTTACGTTTTGCATGTATGTTCCTGTACAGAGACATTACGCATATCCCTTCTTGGTTTTGCCTTTAGTCTTCTTTGCAACTTTTGTAGCGGCCTTTTTAGCGGCAGCTTTACCAGCTTTAGTGTAGGGGTATTTCTTTCCCATAACATTTGGCATCATGATCTCCGTGATTTCTTACCGGCGCACTTCCATTTCTTCCTGGACAGGCGCAGCGGTGAATTGGGATTTGCAGCTGCTTTCGGATGTTTCTTCATCTGCCCAGCTGACCTGGCGCAATAGCTATCGCCTTTGGATGTACCAGGCGCTATTGAGTAACCCTTAGCGCCGTAGCGTACTTTCTTTGTCCCGGTCTTTGTCTTGACCGTCTTTACAAACTTCTTCGAGCCTGAGTAAGCCATCTAAATGCTCTTATCTGTTGTCAGGAAACCATCGAGGTTCTCAGCCTTTAGACGCTTGATGATCTCTTTACCGTTTACGTTTGGGTCATAAATGTTGAAGCCCTCACGCATCCATTTCTCGATTACGATGGTGGGTATTGATGCCACGCGCTGGAAGTTACCAATGCGCTCATTTGCACTAGCGTTACGTGCATCCCGGACATCGTCCATAAATGCCTGGCTGATGTTCTGTGAGTGTTTACGGAATAAACCGTCAGCGTCTTGACCAAAGTCGGTATCGATACCAACCAGGTTCGTTGTGTCTTTTGTATTCATAAAGAACTCCTTGGAAATAAGGGTGATACCCCGGATAAGGAGAGCAAAACTCCAGGGTACCACCCATCAGTTATGGCTTATGACAAGCCAGAAATCATACCATCTGCACCGTAGTTCATGTGCTTCAGTGAGTATTCACCCACAACGGCGTGTGTATCGCCGTCTGATGTCTTACCCAGCAGAGTACGTGAGAACGGACGCAACACAGCTGAACGCCACATTGACGGATCAATGAGGAGTGCATGCGTTGTCTTCATGTGGCGGTTAAGTACAATCTTGTACTCACCAAATGGACTAACGTACAGGTCAATCACATTTATCAGTGAGCGTGTCTGAGCGAACTCACGGTTGCGACCAGATGATGCTGCAAAGTTAGCAACAATGGTGGCATCCGCAGGTTTGATCATGAAGATCGATGGATCACTGCCGTTATCGTAGCAGTCTTCGCCCAGCTCCAGGAGCTTCGCTTCTGTCAATGCGTCTGTGGCGTTTGCGCCGGCATCAACGTCAGTTGTGATCTGTGCGATGGCTGAATCCATCTCACGTGCCACTGAGGCTGAACCAGTCACTTTGGCGTTGTCCTGGCCGACATAAGCGAACTCTAGATCGCGCTTAATCTCTTTCAGAACTTTCGAAAGTTGATGGGCGGTCTCTCGTGCTCGGCCATGCGTCTTAATAGCATCGGCGGTGGCACTCACTTCGAAAACCTTACTTAGGATTTGTGTATTATTCGTTCGTAAGGTTGTGGCTGTCTGACTTCCAGCTGAAAAGGCTGCCCCTTCCACTTGCTTATTGTCGGCTGCCGCAGCTAACGCATCTTCTTGCCACTCAAATACACGTGCTGATACTTTCTCGGACTTAATCGAGGTAGTAAAAGGCACATCCGTAGGCGTGATATCGGTGATAATAGAAGAAACGTCCTCCGCTTTTCCTACCTGGTCATATGTGGTAAATACTGCCATGAGTTAATCTCCATTAGGCAAATTAGTTTTCCCAACGAGACATAATCAAATCTGCAATATCATCCCTGTCCTGGCTAACCGAATTGTGCAGACGCTTCCTGACTTGCTCAGTCTTTTCATTGCGTCTTTGCGTTGGTGTTGCCGGGGCTCGCTTGCTCTTCAGAACACGCTTCTTTGGTGTCTTTTTCTTCACAGTTGCTACCTTCCGTCCCTCATCGAACATACGCGCCTTGTTTAAAAGCATGATCACGTTAGGATCGACGTATGTGTCCACTTGTTCCTGGGGTAGTCCCTGAGACACCGCGTAGGCGCGGATATCGTTGTACAGCTGGTTAGACCAGTTTGGCATCTCGTTCTGGAGTGTTTTTACGCACTCGGTCGCCGCCTCTTGCATTGATCTTTGTTGCTGCTGCTGCAGACCGCGATAGAAACCATCAGCCTCTTCTTTTAAGAAATCCAGGTTGGCTTTGGCCAGCTGGGCTTCTTTACGTAGTGCAGCAAAGTCGTTATCGGACATCGTCTTGGATGCGACTAACATGTCTACGTCAGCGTATGGTTTGTATTCTGTTTCTGCTTTCTCGATTAGTTTCTGAAGAACGAGATGTGATTTCTCACTAGATTCTACTGCTTCTTTGCGTAGTCTCGAAACTTCTTGAGACTTTTGAGTGAGTGATTTCTCCTGGCCGGCAAGTCTCTTGAGATCGCCTACCGATACTTGTTGAGTTTCACCTGAGACTACAACTTCGACCATGGTGTCATCGGATAACTCAATGGTTTCCTCTTCGCCATCGTCTTCGTCTTCTGTCTCTTCAGTGTCTTCCTCAATATCTTCGTCAAGGTCGGTATCGTCTTCAAGATCATCATCGTCTTGGATTTCTTCACTATCATCCAGCTCAACGTCATTAGTCTCTTCTGTAACGTCAGCTGTTGCCTCTTCGGGGTCTTCAGATGCCTGTTTTTCGTCAGGGTCTTCCCACCGCTGTAAGATGGCTTCGGTTGGATCGACTTCGCCGGTGATTGGATCTAAGGCTAGTTCGATTTGCTGAGGGTTTTGTTGGTCGCTCATGTAGACCTATTCCTCTTCGTTGTTGTCACGGTTTGATAAGATCTGATCACGGACGGCTACACGCTGTTGTAATGTAGCTACAATGTCCGTCAGACCACGATATGCGTTGTAAGCACGTTCCCGGTCTTGTGGGCTCTCAGGTTTCGAGTTTACGAATTGCTGAAAGCTACCCTCGACCAGGGTGTTTACGACTTCGGTGAAAGTGGGATCGGCAATCAGCTTCTGCGCTGCGTCACCCATTTCTAGTGCTTGCTCTTCTTGTTTATCCATTTGTTATCCTGTCGGTGAGACAATGCCCCGGCGATCCTCAGTAACTTTGAGGATGTCGAGTTCGCCTTCATCGATCTTCTTCTTGTGTTGGAACTGTGCCTCTTTCAGATCCATATTGTCTGACTGAAGCGCGTGTGCAGCCTGAGCCTTGAGCTCTTCAAGCTGCAGTTTGAGCTGAGCGATCTCGGCATCGCTTTGTGCCTTCATCTCAGCCACTGCGGTCTGACGCTCGCTGATCTCCAGCTGCTTCATGGCCATCTCTTGCTGCATCTCTTGTGCAGGATTTGGTTGCGGTGGCGGCAGCTGGTCAGGTGGCGTCAGATAATCATCTACGTTAAGGATGCCCTGCTTTTCCATGATGGTCTTCATCACGTTGTAGCGCTTCTTGGCATCGTACATTGGTGCTAGAGCTTCGTCCTGGCTAAGCATTGCATGCAAAGCTAGATACTTCTGTGCGTCACGGTCTTGCTCTCCGTAACCCAACTTCAGCTCAGTAATTACGTCACGCTTGTCATCCCAGGTCGTAGGATCGACCGGAACAAAGTTGCCGGCTAGCTGAACGATACGTTCCTGGGTCTCATTTGCTAGGATCTCGCGGTACACTTTGTGGAACAATGGAGATACAAATCCATTCGCAAAGTTACGCGCTACGATCTTTTGCCGCTGCTGTGACATAGACGCCAGCTGCTCGACCATGGCGGCTGAGTTCTGCTTTGATATGGCGTCCTTCTCGATGCCACGGCTGAGCCGGCTAACGCCGGTCGTGTCTTCGTTTTGCTCTTCCAGCAGCTGCAGCGTTTGGAATACAAACGGATTAAGGCCAGCCTGGGGCATTGGGGCTACACCATCTACCCTGGTTACATTCACGATGCCGCCCTGGCGATTATCGATCATTTCACGTGGGTTTGTGAGTGAGCCCTTTGCTACCAGGTAGCGTGGGTTGTTTGTGATAACAGCGTGATCCAGGATCGACCTGGTCAATACTGTACGTGCATTCTGTGTCGATACGACTTTCTCGGCAAAGTTAGAGCCAAAGAAGGCATGCGGTATCGGTAGTGGGACGAATGCAACAAACGGTATATCGTCTACTTCATACATATCCAGCAGCGCGTTGCCGGCCTTACATACCTTGTGCAGCCTGGCCATGCCGCTGCCGTCTGGATCGATATGAATATAGCATTCATAGACCATGACCGTGCGTACCTGGTCTTGGAAGCCTTTAGCATTGAAGCCACGGTCGCTGCCGATATCCTCATGCCGCGCCAGGATCTCTGGGTCTGTCTCTAGCTCTACATCGCTGTGATCGTCACCGATTTCCTCAATGAGATCCTCTGAGTAACCCATCTCGCGCAGCTCAGTGATACTCTTACGCTCGCGGTGCGCCATGAAGGTCACTGTAGACAGTGATTTCGCCTGGGGCTCGATAATGAAGTTTTCCGGCGGCACTGATTCAATGACCACCTGGCTTTTGTCCATCTCGCGGCTGATTGTGCCTGACAGAAGACCAATCGAATTGGCTTCACTTTCCTCAAGCTCAACGCCGTCCTGGGTGAGAAGCATATCCAGCTCATCTTCTGTAAGATCAGCGAACTCTTCCACTTCGTATTCCAGGCGCTCATCCCAGTAGACTTTGGCCAGACCGGCTCTAGCGAGCAGACCATCGTGGATCACATCCCTGGCGACAGAGTAAAAATCATTCTGCCTAAAACACACATAGTCTGTGTACTCGCTGGCAATGTTGGCCATCACAACGTCATCAGCGTTTTGTGGCGCAAACTTTACGATCTTCTGACCGGCTGCCATGCTCTCCAGGAGAGCCGCAGACATTGACTGCACACTGTCGTAAACGTCCTGGCTTACGTACTTAGAGTTGCCATCGTGTTGTGGTTTAGGTAGCTCTGCCTGGTAGTATTTCTGCGTCAGTTCACGCTCTCGGCTCAGCTGTCTATCATAGTAGCCGATAGATCGAGAGATGTTATCCTCGACAATCTTTACGACTTCTTCATCGTTCAGAGGCTTATAATCCATTATACCATTTCCACATATAATTCATCCGGGATATCTACAGGTTCCCAGGCACCTTCATGAATGTAATTAGCTAGTGCTAGAGCCATGACACAGTCATCGAAGCAGCTGGGTTCTGCTTCCATTGAACCACTCTCGGTGACGATGTAGGTCATCATTTCTCTAATGGTTGTTTTGTCATTCAACAGCAGCTCTTCTTCACGCATTGCTGCGCGGAGCTGGTCGATAATTAGAGGCTTAGTTTTAGCTGTAGTACTAAAGCCCAGCTTTACAGTCTCTCGATCTGTAATCTTGTCATGCTGCACTTCTGTATAGAAGTTGTGATACGCCAGGTCTTTGCCTAGTCGCGTACACGTAAGAATGCCATGACCGTTGTTTTCAACGATGATATGCGCCTCGTTATAATACGTTCCCAGCGCATAGAGTATTTCTGCGTAATAATCTGGATGTATTTGACCTCGCCAAGTAGCCACCTGCCGCTTCTTGCTGTCCAGAACCTGCGCCACAGACCAGTCGCCGTTTCGCACACCCATTGCCACATCAGCTCCAATGACATAACGCTCACCTTCATCGTGTTTCATGTATGTTGTAAGTTCGCCACGTGAATGGTTACGCCACTCACCGTCTTCCCAAGCCAGGCGCTCCTGGACATCAGCTGTCTCATCGAGGATGTCTACGAGTTGATCTGGATTAAAAACAGGCCGACCAGTCGTCAGGAAGCTCTCGTCTGGTGTCGAAGGGTACTCCTGACGAAATAGGTCGATGCCATTTTGTGCAATTTTGCGTCTGCGGAACATGAGCTGTTCATCATCTAAGTTGTACTTTTCAGACAGCTCTTGTTCTTCCGGAGTACGCTCAAAGTTATCTGTAACGGGTTCTCTGTACTCTGGATCGGTGAACCATGGAATAAACACCGGCACGAAACCGTTTTCACCAGCCACTGCACCCTTCCAGAGGTTGTAGAAAACGCCGTTTACACCGTTCGCCGTGCTCTCGACAAATATACTCGTATCATTAGTATTCGGTACTGCTTGTACAAGGCCGTTCCAAGTCTCATCCGCAGTTGACTTAGGCCAAAACGCAATTTCCGAGGCGTGTAAGCAACTAAGGGTTTCGCCACGACCGACCGCGTCGCCACCTGCTGTGGCAACGACATAAGAGCTATCGAGAACATCAAATGTTAATTCCCTTCTTGAAGAGTATTTAGTTGATGGTTTGAGAATGTCAGGGCAATGCTGATGATAACGCTTAGTCATATCGAACAGCGCCCTGGTACTGTCTGCATGGTGTGTAATAACCATGGCTTTACGAGCCTTGTTTTGGCTCACAGTGAAGTACAGGTGTCCACCAACGTATGTTGACAAGCCTTGCTGGCGAGCCTTCAAGATGATGATCCTTATCTTCCCTTCACTCTCAAGTTGTCTGCTGACAGCCTCGTTTAAGATCTTCTGTGCTTCGTTCAAAACTAAAGGGGCGACTTCGCCCCTCTTTGTTCTAATCTTCAGTGCAGCTTTTGCGTAGTAATCGAAATCAGTGTGTAGTCTCTTCCTGATTTGCCTCAGCTTTTTGTCCATTGGTTTGCTCTTCTTGTAACAGTCCTTCGAGGAAACTTTCAGCCTGGCTGATAGCCATTTCTGACTTTGATGCCGGCTTCTGCTTGGTAAAGTCTAATACAAGTCGCGCAGCTGACAGCCTGTCCCTGGTTGCATCAGGTGACCGCATGATCTCGACAGCTGTTACCAGTGCCTCGGTTGCGTACTCATCTGGATTAACGTCTAGCTTCTTTGTCATTACTTCGACTACCTTTTCTGCCTCGCCTCGCAGCTCTTGCCGTAGAGGTTCGATTGTTTTCTTTCTGTAACCATCCGGCACACCTTTAGGCCGCCCAGGGTTCTTCCTGGGGCGTTTAGACCACTCTTTACGCAGCGCCCTGCCCTCTGGTGTGGACATGAGCGTTGCGAAATAGTTGTTCTTAGGTGCGCGTTGTGGATGGGTACCATTGCCATACCGAGGCGGTGCCTTGGCGCGTGGCTCTTTTGGTTTACTCATATTATGCTTTTAGCGAACTCGACCACTTGTTTATAAAACGATGGATCTTCTTTACGCTTCCTTTTGGTGGGTACCGGCTTTTTACGTTTAGCAACCTTTTGTGGCTGGTTTTTGTACTTACGCATGTCAATGCCAATACGGTTTGTATAATCAGTCATATTGGTTCCTTTATGCTGTTAGTGCGCCTCTACCAAGAGTAAGCAGCGCCTTTTCTTCTTCGTCTTCTTTCTCAGCCAGGAGCATGTTTGCCATAACCATGGCGACAACAGCGCTAAATGGTGCTGAGAAGAATTGAATGGTGGGGTTATCTTTAAGCAAAAGACGCACTAGCTTTGTGGCTTTAGGCATTTCACGTTTAGCCAACTTTGGGTCAAACATGTAAATGGCCATAAGATCCGCAGCCAGCTCGTAGGGTGTATGAAAGTAAGTACGCTCACCCTCTCTCATCACAGTATCGTACTTGCTTTGAGTTATCTTGCCCTTCGAGACAAGCTCCATACCCTTCGAGTAATCATTACGGACAGGAAACTTTGTTCCAAACCCTTCAAGTATGCCTGTTCTTTGCATACGGATTACTTCGTTTATTATGTCCCTGGCGTCCTGGTTGGTAAACTCGCCTGTAGCAACCTTTTTATCACCAAATAGCTCCAACAGCTCACGCACGGCTGCACGGAACGTGTTTGAGTACGTGGCATTGTTCACTGGGTCGTTTATAGACTGCTGTGAGAGGGGTGAGTAAAAGTCTCTTCCGAGGTTTTCTGAGCCCTCTTGCCGAGCTGCTTCATCCACGTAGCTAGTCTCTATTGCATGCCCAAGTTCATGCAGCGCTGCAAATATATCTGAGCCCTTATACTTTTTAGCTTTCGACTGGATAATGCCAAACCTGGCACCCCTACCTAATTTATACCCTTCCGGGCTAGGTAAGGATACTCTGGCACCTTTTGTGTCGGTCAGCTGCTTGCGCTTGACTTGCAGTTTCTTTGCGAGATCTGTCTGGCTAGTTGCCAGGTGGAATACGTGGTTAAACGCCTGGCCAATCTTACTGATGGTGTCGTAATCACGGATACCGTTCTCGTACGGCGAGCCTGGCTTACCGACTTCGAAAGCTGCTTTGACTACATTGAGAGCCTCACGGTTTTCTTCTGGTGTAGGCTCTCTTGAACCAGCTAGACTTGTTTTTGGAAGTTCAGTATCCCCGGGGCGTCGGTTATTTCCTCCGCCATCGAGGTCAAGGATGCCTTGTTGCCGGTTGATTGATTCTGCTTGCTTTCCGCTAACTGTATCAACGACCGCACTGCTGCCGCCATCTTGTCGTCCGGTATCTGTTCCACCAAAGAGCCTTGCTCGCTCTGCATCGGGGAGTGCTTCTTGGATTTGGTCATTTGATATACCTTCTTTTGTTGCAGCCTCTATAGCTGCGTCCAGATAATCGTTGTCATCACCTTTGCCTTTTGCGACACCCATCTTCTGTGCAAGCTGCTTTTCTGGGTACCACATCAAGGCTTGGAAATCTGCAGTATTTATATCATAACCCTGCTCTGATAACAACTCTCTGGCACGTGCAGTGACATCTCGCATATAAGATCTCTCACTGCCGCTAGTCGGTGTAGCTTGCAGCTCGGGTGCCAGGTTTTTAAAGTGTGTGCCAACAGTTTTGAATAACTGCGGCTTTACCGGGTTAGTACCGTTTTCTTTTTGGTACCGGCTATAATAACTGTTCCAGGCGCGGTTCAATTCACGACTAAAGTCATCGATCTTACCCTTGCTCTGGCGTACTTTTGACCTGGTGGTACCAAGACGCTGCAACGTGGCATCCACAAGCTGCTTTTCGATACCATCTTCCGCGTCCAAACCTTGTTCAACAATGATATTACGGTTCTTCTGCATGTCTGCAGCTGACTTAGCTGGCTTGAATGGTCTACCGATCAATCGGTTCCACATACGCATCCACCAAATGTCCATGGTCAATGGGTCATAGTTACCCCGGACATTCTGATAGAAACCCTGGCCAATCTTTGCTCCCAGTATAAAGCTACCTTTGACTGTAGTGTCGGCGTTTTCTGTAACGCTAAGACCAATATCAGTTCCATTAGTTGCGTTAAAATCATCAACCCATTTGCTAATTTCTTTGACCGTAAAATCAGTATCCAGGAACATTTCGATAGGCATATTACTGCCGGATTGTTGGTAGGCGTTATAGAACTTAAAGCTAGTTTGCATAGCTTTCTTTCTTTCACCGCCTTTATTCCAATTTGCCGGCATTTTGCCTGTTTTCATGTAAATGCGGAAAACTTCTAACGCTTGGGCAAAGTTATCTAGAACCGCCTGGCCGTTTGATGTGACTGCCAGAGCGAAGTCGAAAGCTGCTTCATTGCCGGAGATGCGTGGTTCTACAAGTTTCATAACAGATTTGGCTGCTTTTAACTTAGCATCATACCATCCAATAGCGCTCCCATCACGTTTAATAGCCCGGAGAGCTTCAGTAGCCATCATTCTGGCAATACGATCAATGTTTTCTGGAGTGTATTCTAGAGGTGTGTTAGTGCCAGCTGCTTGCTTCCACCCCTTATGGTAATCACCATATGCGACTTCGAGCTTCTTCTTTTGTGCAGGTTTAAATGTACCAGCTTGCATCTCTGCAAATTCAGCATCTGTAGGCATCGTAGAAACTGCGGTCATACCTATGTCTGAGCCAATACCGAATACGTCTGATGCATTTTCTAGCGCCGCGCCGAATAGGTTTGCCTGTCTATCAATGGTAGGCTCGCTATCAGTTGCTTGCTGGCCAATCACCCGGTTTACGTACGGCATCACGTACGTTTCGACCAATGCTGGGTCAGATACCTGGCTCTCAGCCTTTGCAGCTATATCCATAGCCCGGTCAGCTGGGTTTGCTCCCAGGTTGCTACGTAGATCAGCCAGGGTATCAATCAGTACAGCCTTGTCGTCATCAGAGATCGTAGGATCGGCGTCTACAGCCTCGATAAGAGCAGTATTGGCAGCCTGGTTGTCCTGGATGCCGCGCACATAGCCGGCAGATACATCGCGTGGGGCTGCAGCTGATGCCGCGGCTGCCTGGGATGCGCCTGGCACCGGTGCTTTGTCCCTGGTGACTGATGTAGACTGCTGATCGAGCGCTGTGCTCATCGCAGCGCCTACTGCAGTCATGTTTGGTGCTCTGCCGCCTTCCTGGATGGCTTTGATCATTGCCTGGGCGTCTGCTGCGATCACAGGATCTGCAGCTGCCATGGCCTCAAGCAGCTGTACAGCTCTTTGTGGGCTTAATCCGCGCTCTTTTAGCATTGCGTCCAGTCTCATGAACGGTAAGTCGCCGTTCTTTTCGTATTGTGACTTGTGGATCTCTTTTGCCCTGGCGCGTTGCTCCTGGTTGGCCTTCTTGATGCCTTCAGCTTCTTGTCTACGTGTTTCGCGTACTGATTCAGCGTCATCAGAGATCTTAATGCCTTCGTTTTTGTTAATGTTGTCCTTGATATAGGTCGCAACGCGGCTACGCCGGCCTGTGATGGCATCTATGCCCCGGCCACCTATGACTGCAGCGCCCTGGATTGCAGGGATTACTGGGTTAACTGAGGCACCGTAAAGAGTACCGAGGATACGTGTAGGGGTCTCGATCAAGCTGCGGTCAGAATAGCCTACATTGCTCGGTATTGGAGACAGCTGGTCAGTGATTTTAGACACGCCGCCAACATATCCAGAGTTATGCAGTGTTGTCAGCTCGTTCATCTGCCGCATTAGCGACAACATGCGCTGACCTTCCTGGGTGTTACCGGTCAGGCGGTCGATAGCTTGCATCTCCTGGACACCAACAGTGCTTTTTGCTTTGTTACGCGCCTGGCGCTGCCCAGCGATGGCCATGACTTTGTCCAGGACAACAGATAACTCATCGCTGTCTGTGATTCCCAGCTGGGTGCGTAAATCTTTAGCGAGCTGTTTAAGCTCTTCTGATACCTGGATGTGTGCCTTGTCTACAGCTTCACGTGCGCCTGATGTACTCTGCTTGTTTACGTCTTTAAGGTTTAGGTCGTTTGCCTTTGCGATTGTGTCTAGCCTGGTAGCCAACTCAGTGGCCGCCTGGGGGTCGTTACCAATCATCTTAGGATTGAGTACGTCACCTTTTGCAATTAGGTCTTCCGCTACTGCTCTGGCATTAATGTCTTGCCCAGCAATAGCTGTAACAGCGTCTGTGGTAGCTCTTAACCCTGTACCAGCACCAAAACCACCTACCGCGCCGGCTAGAGCCTGGTCAGCAGCCTGTGCAGGGTCGAAACCTGCTTGGGTACCTGCTGTTTCTGCGCCGTACTGTGTGGTCTCCTGGATGGCTTCTGTGCCTGATTCTTTTACACCAGCTTTAATAGGTCTAGTGACCATGTTACCGGTCTGGCCGCCGAAGATGCCCTTAGCACCAAATCGTTCAGCGCCGGCAATGGCTAAAGATGCGGTGGCTGCGATTGATATATCTTCTGGTGTTACCTGGTCGCGGCCATCGTTCTTTGCGCGTTCTTCTGCAATAGGTGAAATGTATGAAGCGAAGTATGCTGGTGTCGCCAGTAGAGCAGCTGCCATGTCGGGTAAGCTAGTGACAGCGGCCTCACCCATAAATGCCAAAACATTCTGTGGTGTTGGGTTTGATTTAACCTCATTCCACGGTGTTATACGCTGATAATCAATATCCTTTTGTACGCCGCGAAGAAACTTGCCGGTGTTCTCGAACTCATCACCAGTAAAACCAAGTGGGTTCTGTAGCTTCTGGATGTCTGGGGTGTTCTCAACAAACTTAGTGTCGCCAATGTTACGCCAGTCAACACCCATGAACTGATCAGCATCGCCGGGAACGAGTAGTCGTGGGTCTTTGAAACCTGTAACTGCCTCTGCAACAGTGTCAGGAAGCTCAGTAATACCGGCAGCAATGCCAGTTGCGCGGTCTGCTATACCTCTGCCGAGACTTTCCATTACGCCGGGCTCAGGCGCTTGTACTGGCTTGGGCTGCGTTTGACCACCTTGGGCTTGTTTGATCAAGGCAGCCAGGCGTTTTGCGGCTGCAGTGTCCCCTGCCGCGTCTGCATTACGCAGCGCAGTCATCAGCTGATTGATATCGGCCATGTCAGATCCTTGCTACTGGGAGTATTTGTCTATGATTGCTTGATCGGATGGGCTCATCGTGCCTACAGGCGCAGCCATGCCATTCATTGCGGCATATGCTTGCTGCTGCTGTTCGATAGCTTTCACAGCTGATATGTAGTGCTTCTTAACGAGCGCCAGGTTTGCTTTGAATTGCTCACGGCTCTGTGACTGGCGTAGGTTACCCAGAGATGCATTAAGCTGCGCCAGTTCGCGCTCTGACACCTGACCCAATGCGCCGCCGGTTGGGCTATCATCGCGCATCTTCTGCAATCTGTCGAAACCAATAGATGATACAACGGTCTCGATAGCCATCTTAGTATCGTGGGCTGGCGTACCTGCAACAAATGATAAAGCGTTACCCATAAAACCAGTGACGTTATCAAATGGGTTATAGTTGCTTTCGGCCATGGCCACGTTTGCTTCGATTTGATCGATAGCATCGATGGCTGCTTGCATATATGGCGATGACTGAGGTGCTTTGGGTTGGTTCTGGGATGCTTCGTTTTGTGCTTTCAGAGCTTTGACCTGGGCGTTATATGCATCGATACCTGCCGCGTTGTTTATGTCTTGCACATTGCCATACTCTCTCGCCATGTTGGCGTATGACTGCAGACCGCTTTGCTGTGCGCCTTCCATACCTGCGCCACCCATCCGTATCAGCATGTCACCCATGCCGATCTTATTGTCAGGCATCTGTGGCATCTGGATCGCGCCAGGTACCATGTTGCGGCGCTGGTTTGTTGCTGCAGCTTGTGTACTCAATACGCCTGGTGTTGGGTTGTTGAGCATGCCGCTGGTATTGTTATTACCAGGTGCCGGCGGCTGATTAGGATTGGGTATCGTGAGCATAGGGATGCCGTCTGGGCTATATTGTATCCCAGGTGCCACTTGTGCATTTGGATCACTTATTGCCATGTCTTATCTCCCACTCATGTAGCCCATGCCCTGGTATGCTGGAGCATTGATGTACTGCTGTTGTGGTGCCATTGAGGCGAAGGCGCTTGGTTGACCACCGAAGCCGCCGCTAAACTGGTTGTACAAGTTTCTACCCATACCTGCGCCGGTGACCATGCCGCTGATAGTTGCAGCTGTAGGATCTACAGTGTTCGCCTGGTAGCCAGATGGTGACATTGGTGCGCGGCCTAAGATGCCGGACATGTACTGTTGATACGCTTGCATATCAAAGTCACGATTAGCTTCGAAGGCAGCCTTGTCGGCATTTAGCTGCTGCTGTGCGTCCTTCTGGAAGCCGGCACCTGCGTTAATCATGTTAGATAGGCCAGTGTTCGCTGTGTTGACGCCGGTACCAAATGCACCAGCGAGACCCTGGTTAGCAGACATGGCGTTACCGAAGTCGCGCTGCTGCTGTCCTAGAGACTGGTCGATAAGGTTGCTGCGGATACCTGCGGCTGTGTCAGCTGCGCGGTCACCATAATCACGCATGGCGATAGCGTCTGCGACACCTGCCCTGGAGCTGTTGACGTTACCTGTGCCTGATGCCACCTTGTTGATACCAGGCAGCGTTTGTTCTGTAAGCATGCGTGTACTGTCGCGCAGCGCTGCGTCTGTAAGAGCGCCTGTGTTTGCGTCAGCATACGCCAGGGCGTTGTTCATAGCGCCGCCGCCCATCGCCTGGTCATATAGGTTTCCATAGTTACCAGCGAAACCTTGCGTCTGATCTGCGAGGTTTTGACCGTAGCCGAACGTAGTGTTACCGAAGTTGAACTGATTGTTCAGCCCGGTGTTCTGCATGTCGTTCATGTTTGCATATAGGTCGCCCTGGTATGCGCCTGTGCTTAACATCTTGTTTAGGGCATCCTGGCCGCCCTGGTATCCAGAATTGATGAATGGGCGCGCATCGGTATAACCCATGTTGTTCATTTGGTTTGCACGGTCTATAGCACCTGCTTGTTTCTTTGCTGCTTTGTTTGCAAAGTAACCAGATACCAGTGAGCCACCGACAGAGGCTGCTACTGAACCCATATCATATCTCCAATTTATATACGTCTAATGGCTGCTGCCCATCCGTTGTTGGGAAATCGAAAGCAAAGCCAAACATTTTTATGAACTTCTCTTGCTTACTGTCGTGCCGAAGGCAGTACAGTGGCGTAGTCCTGAGCCTCACAAGTTGCGTGAAGTCTCTCATTAGCTCTCTTTTGATATTCTTATTCCAGCGGTGTACATCGCAGTGTACGAACGTCAGTACGCCCTCACCCTCGATGGGGAAGCCTTCCAGGTAGACTGTATAGTGGGGGCGCTCGATGGTCGGGACTTTTACACCGCGACCCATGCTGTACCGTTGTAAACAACAAGACCCTCTGAGCCGTCACCTAGTGGATCCCATGGGCTGACATTAAAACGCACCATGCCTTTAACAGGATTGTCCGGTGGGTTCTCAGTAACCTGGATCGCAGCGTTAGCTAGACTGCCAACAGCTGTCTGTATTCTCCGCAGCTCTTCCTGGATGTATCTCTGGATACCTTCTTCGAGCTGTGGGTACTGCTGCCGGCTGTAGTCCTGGACAAGTAGATTAGTCTTATCATTGAGTGCCATTATCTGGCTCCTGTCGGGGTAATCTCGATGTCAAAGCCTGACAACTCAAAGTCTTTATAGTCAGTGTCAGCCAAGGTCATTCTATATGATAGGTATCTACCGGCTGCCCGGCTGTCGATCTTGTGCTCAGTCGGGATGTCATAGATCGCTGGTGTTCCATAGACTGGTGTGGCACGTGGGATGTCTGATGCACCAAACTCAAATGTGAGCGTGGTGTCAGCTGTGTTGATCGTATCACACTGTGGATACAGCCTGGTTACAACAACATACTGCCGGGCTGCTAGGCCGCCCTCGTCCAGGTCAATACCGGTACGCTCCAGGTATGGCGGCTTGGTAGCCTCGATATCGAGCTGGAACGCAATCTGTCCACTGTCTGATAGATCTACGCCATACATCTTGTCACTGGTGATGCCGTCAGATGATTGATCTTCGCCTACCATGATTACGTGTCTATCAAAGCTGTCTTCCTGGCTGTAGTAGGTACCACCGGTAAGCTGATAGGTGGTTGTGCTGTTGGCATATGTAGAAACAGAGTTGACGTTGGCGATAGTGCCGCTGCTAACATTCGGCATGTCCATGAATGACCATGTGTTCGCACGGTAATTATACACAGCTGCGCGGTTGCAGCGGTTGGCGTTAGGAAACTCTACGCGGCTGTCGCCTGACATGTAGCAAAAGTAGATCTCATTGAGCACTGGGTTGTGTTGCGTAAAGCATACATCTGAGTTGTTGTTATTTAGGTTTGAGTAAATGAAGTTCTTAGTACGCTCATCGCATATGCTTTGTTTTGACGTACCATCGTGAATATAGATATCGAAAGCTCCGAAGACATAATGTTTGCCCTCAGCTTCCACTACACAGTTTTGGTTAATTACGCCGGCGTCATTAAAGAGTTTACGGAAGTTAAATATAAACGTGCCGCCAACAAACTCCATGAGCCAAGTCTGGTCACTTGAGTAAATAATAAAGTTACTACCGAGGCTCATGCCATCAATGATCTCGGTTGGGATCTGTACGAGGTCGTTAAAACCTGCGCTCTTTGTGGTGTCAGTGGCATCCCAGCTGCCTGGTACACTATTGGCTGTCGTGATGTCAGAGAAGCGTACCCTGGTTGGAAAGTTGGTGCTGCCCTCTGTCATGTTTAGGGCAATCAGCTGGTCACCATATGAGCGTAGAGCTTTGCATCTGTGAGTGCTATCCCAGTTGGGCAAGTCAGCAAAGTTAGTGCCGGTGCTACTACGGTACACTGGTACACGGTCTACACGGTTGATGTAGGTTACATCAGCCAGGGACGTACCTGTGTATGGCCGGGGGTCTGATGATCCAGTGATGGAACCAGACACATCTGACACTGTGCCACTGGCGTATTCTTTCATAGCCCATGCATCTGATGCCATGACCACAGTATCGAAGCCTGTAGCCGGCACAATGCCATATGCAAAGCGCGGCGTGAAACCGAGACTGTCTTTTATTGTTCTAAAGATTGGCGCTCGGCTCACCCTGCCTTCATCGAAACGTACATTAAAACCTGCAGAAAAACCTGTGAGGGGAATGTTGTACGCACTGTTATCAGTGACAACGCCGGTCTTTCCCAGGTTACGGATCGGAATGATAGGCATAGCGTATTACTCCAGTCTTAGGTTACCTGTGGTTAGCTGCTGCAGGTTGCGCTCATTTTGTTTGACCATTTCATTACGGAAGCTCTCTACTGCGGCACCAGCTGCGCGGCTCTGTTGTGCATTCTCAATCATGAGTACTGGCATCCAGGCCATGGCGCATCCCCACTCTTCTGTGGGCTCGCCGGTGTTTGGGTTCTTACCGTTAATCTTCATAAACCACGCGCAGTCGAACTGCCGGCATGGCTTGAAGCTATCGAGTGGGCAGTTCTGCTTAACCTCAATCTTCATGATTTGCTCTTAATCCTTAGTTGCGATGATTACATCGACATACTGAACATCCAGCGCATTTGCTGATCCTGTGAATGTTGAGGTAACTGTGAGTGATCCTGCACCGTGTGCGTGCGACCCACCGCCACCTGTGGAACCTATGTTCCATGTGGTTGGTGCGTGGTTTCCTGCGCTAGGCGAGTAACCTGCGTATGACACGCCGTTATCGAAACCTTCCTGTACACGGTCTGTGCGTTGACTGTGGGTGTGTGAGGGTATCTGTGAGATTGTCAGTGTGTGTCCAGCGGTTGAGCCTGAGATTGAACTGTTGACTGTACCACTTGCGGTGGCATCAAGTGTCGAGAAGGCGTTAGTACCGCCGGAACTAGCAGTACCCGTGACTACACGTAGCGCCTTGTCATCGTGGGTGGTGTCTTTAGTCCATCCTGTGGGGGCTGTAGACTGCTGGAAGAGCATCTTAGTGCCGCTGGTGAAAGCGTCTTCTAAGGATGTCACACGGGCGTCTAGGCCGTTTAGTACGGTATGTGTAGCGGTCATAGCCCCGGTAATGTTTGGGAATGACGCTAGGATAGTGGCTTTGATTAACCGCATGTGGTCGTCAGCTTGCGCGAGACCGTCAGTCGCAGCTGGGTTTGTGCTTACCAAGCTGTCTATGTAGGTGCCGGATTCTAGAGCCATCTGTTTGTATTCCTATTGTATGTATGTGATATGTTGTCCAAATGTGGCGCTGGTTTAACGAGGGTCTGACAACAACAACAACAAGCAGACCTTTAGCCTCTTTTTGAAATTGACCTTGTTGTTGACCCATGGGGGGTCGTTTTGCAGCGTATGGTACCAGGTTTCATGGCCATGTCATGATAACATGCTGTAATCGTTGGATACCTGCGTCATGCTGACTGGTAATCAGCAATACAAAAACACTGATCAGCTCACCGACATTAGGACATTAGTGAACATTAACCGTGGTGGGTCATTAGTCTTTAATACAAATCGGGACTTAGTCACCACCGTCCACCTTAGTCATCCTTAGTCATCCTTCGATGACCTTAGTCATCCTTAGTCATCCTTAGTCTACCTTAGTCATCCACTGTATCCAGTGTTCTGTCCTGGTTACCCATGCTGACTGGTGGTTGTCCGTAGTCAGCAACCAAAGTAATCCAATCACTTACAACTAATAGACTATTAGTAACTGTTGTACTGTGGTATCAAAAGAGATCAAGCAGTCTTGTGAGACCACTCTCTCTAATGGGGGAACACAAGTAGCCTTGAAACTTATGGTAAGCCTGGGAGAGACTAATTATAACCTTATTAGCTTCCCAGGTTTGCCACCCACCTACCTAGCTTTGGTTATGAGTCAGTGCTCGGTGCCACGTGGTGCTTCTAACCATGGTCTGATGTGAGGGTTAGTCTTCTGCTGCTTCTGCAGCTCACGTACACCACATTCACTACATACAAACACACCACCAGAGTAGACAAATGCATCATTGGTCTTGCACTTGTCACACGCTGGTAGTCCTTTGCTTATGTCATGGTACGACATGTTTACTCACAGCTCTTCTGTCCTGTGCCAGGGTCAATGAAGCATGCCTCAGCCTTCGCAGGTTCTTCCTTGTCTGGCTTTACCTCATTGAGGATACCAAACCTCTTGCCAGCTGCTCTGAACGTAGTGATGCCCTTACAGCCCCCCTTCCAGGCTTTGTAATACAGCTGCTTGAACTCATCGTAGGTCACATCATCACCCACGTTACATGTCTTACTCACTGCGCTGTCCACGTACTTAGATGCCAGGCATAAGACATCCACGTGTTCATCTGCAGTGATCTCATTGGCTGTGCGTCCACTGACGCCCTGGTTGTATGCGTAGTCTTCCACACGCTCGATCTGGTGGCCATCGAACTGTTGGATGGTACGGTCGTAGTACAGACTGTATGGTGGCTCGATGCCTGAGCTTACGTTATCTGCAGTCAGGCTGATGGTGCCTGTGGGTGCGATGCTAGTCAGGTGTGAGTTACGCAATCCATGCTCTTCGATCAGCTCACGTACCTTCTTTGGTAGTGTCTTGAAGAACCTGCCCTGGGTGTACTTCTCTTTGTCGTACAGTGGGAATGCACCTTTCTCCTGGGCAAGCAGCGCTGACGCTGTGTAACACTCATCACGCAGCATCTTGAGTGCCTTCTCAGCCCACTCCATGAATGTAGGTGTAGCGTATGGGTAGCCTAACAGCTCACCAGCATTGGCCATGCCAGTGACACCTAATCCCATGCGGCGCTTGTTCTCTGCTTCACTCTTCTGCTCAGGCAGTGGGTAGATCGTGCGGTCAACCACGTTGTCCATGGCTCTCACTACTGTGTGGATGTCAGACTTGTACTGATCCCAGTCGAATGACTTATCGTCTACGTACTTGGTAAGGTTAAAGCTGCCCAGCAAGCATGCACCATACGGTGGCAGAGGCTGCTCAGCGCATGGGTTAGTGGCTTCCAGGGTCTCACAGTACCAGAGGTTATTCATCTCGTTCATACGATCCAGGAATACTACGCCTGGCTCAGCCCAATCATATGTGCTTCTCATGATCATGTCCCACAAGGCGACCGGGTCTACCTCTTTGTACACCTTGCCTTCGAAGCGCAGTGGGAAAGGCTTGCCAGCATCCAGGTAATTCATGAACTCATCCGTGATACCCACAGAGATATTGAAACCTGTCAGTGTCGTACTGTCATGTTTCGTAGTAATGAACTGCTCGATGTCGGGGTGATCAACACGCAGCACACCCATCTGAGCGCCTCTACGGTGGCCGCTGCTGGCGATGGTCTGACACACGGCATCAAAGATACCCATGAAACTAACAGCGCCTGACGCCTTACTATCGAGGCTCTTGATCAGCTCACCGCGTGGCCGCAGCCGGCTGAAGTCATAACCAATGCCACCACCGCGACGCATGGTCTCAGCTGCCTCTGCGGCTCGCTTCATGATTACGTCCATGCTGTCTTCGATGATGCCGCTGACAAAGCAGTTGTATGCTGTAGTCTGCCGGGCAGCGCCCATTGCATTCTGTACACGGCCAGCTGGCAGGAACCGCATGTGACGCATGGCGTCCTTGAAGTCCTCGAAGTGTTCCGGTGTGTCTTTCAAAGCATCTGCAATACGTACTACCTTGCTGTAGAAGTCCTCACCGACCTGGCGATACTTTTGCCTATCGATCTCATCGGACAACGGCAGTGTCATGCCGTAATGCTGGTTGTGCTTCATCATATTATTCATCTGGTATCTCCCGATCCATGCAGCGTCCCTCGCTGCTTTCTATCTGCTAGTTTCTGTAGGTTTTGTTCTGCGATCTCATCCAGGCTGAGCTCCAGGTCTCTTGCCAGGACAGCGAGGTACCAGAGGCAGTCGCCCAGCTCGCTTTTCAAGTCGTCGCGGATGTCATCCAGGGTGATGTCATCACGGATTAGTTTCTTTAGCTTGTTGCACACCTCACCGACCTCGCCGGCTAAGCCGAGAGCTGGGTAGTTGATCTGTTGGTTAATTGAGTAGATGGCGGTGCTTGCAGCTTTCTTTTGGTATTCAGTCAAGCTGTCTATCGCCATGTCTCATTTTCCTTCTCGTACTGGATCAGGAACCCCAGGTAGACTTGAGCCTTCTCAAGATCCTGGATGCCGCCCTTCTCTTGGTAGCGCCAAATGTACTTGAGGATGTTGGCTCGCCAGGCATGCACTACATGGTCACCGAGCATGCCCTCGATAGCCTCTTTGCATTCCATGCCTGTCATTGTGTAATGACCGGGGCTATGCACTTCGCCGTCTTCCATTTCTTTCATGTAATCCTCATGCCTCATGACCAATCGCCGCCTCTTTTGCTTTGCGTTCACAATCGATCATGAACAACATGTTGATGGAGTAATGACCCTGCAGCTTGTAACGCTCGCAGATTCTCTTTGCTTGCTCAGCTGCCACGACTGAGTGCGTAGGGTTAGTCATCGGCTCACCATTGACACCCACGCAATACCGGTGGTCATGCATATCTGTAGTTGTCCGTAGTAATTCATAAGTCATGCTGCTGGCTCCCATAGCTTTGGTTCATTCCTAGTTGTGTCCCAGTCTGACCAGCGTAGTATCCTGGCCATGCGAGCCTGTAGCAGCGCGTCAGCCTTAGTCAGACCTTGTTTAATGAATGCTTGCTCAACCACTGACCATGCCGGGCGCTGACCTAGCAGCCCCTCAGCTCTCTTCTGTCCAATGGTTGGGCAGCCTGGGTAGCCATCAGTGCTATCGCCGGTCAGCGTCTGCATATAGAAATGCTTGTCTGCTTCGGCTTCTGTGATGTCCAGACGCTCATCGGCTGTTGGCCGGTACAGCTTCCCAGGTATTGTCTTTAAGTCTTTATCGTCACTAACGATAATCGCCTTGCCCACGTTCTCTGGTGTAGTCGCCATGATACCCAGGCAGTCGTCAGCTTCCAGGCCAGGCTTACTAAAGTGCGGATAGTTGTGCTTTAGCCAGTCACACAAAGCCACGTAACCAAGCGGCTTGCGTGTCTTCTTGCGCCCCGACTTGTATGTAGGGTTTATGCGTTTGCGGAAGTTATCCTTGCTGCTGAAGCACAACAGGATGTCTTCTGATCCCAGGGTTTCATAGAATTGATCAAATGATTCCTGGACGATCCTTTTTGCTACCTTCAGATCAGTAGAGAGTGACCAAATGTCATCGCCCCAGTCTGTCTCTTCTTCTGTTGCCGCTACTGCCCGGAAGGCATAGATGTCGGCGTCAATCAGTAATTTCATTTAATATCCCCTTGTGAAAATCCATACCGTGCTGAGTGATGAACCAGACGTTGCCCCAACGCTCTTCATCGATCCTGGTAGAGATCAGCCCGAGGTCGGCAGCGCATGCAATGATGGTTGCGCTGTCCCTGGCAAACTGACCTTTGGTGGTAAACGGACGCCGTAGCGCTCGATCCAGGACGACCCACATTTCCAGGTCGTGCAGTGTCAGATCGTATTCTTTAGTGGGTGTCTGCCCAGCTGTCTCCGAGCTGCCACTCAGCTGCGACTGGGAGACAGAAATCCCACGCTTCTCCAGCGCTTTCCGCGCTTTTTCGAACGATATCACCGACATGATCTGCGTCCCTTTCTCTGACTTGTATTTGGATTTCATCGTGAACCCAGGCCATGATGTTGGCGTCCAGGTCAGCTTCGATCAGTTGCTTTTGTGTCTCGATTAGCCAGGTAGCCGCGATGGTTGCGCCAGCACCCTGCAGAAGGCTGTTCAGAGCCTTGTGAGGGCTTCTGATCTTGATGTGCCTACCATCGAGCCCCAGTAGATAACCACGCTCTGCAGCGCTCTCTACGGCCTTTCTCAGGCGTCCTACAGCTGGCATCCGTTCATTGAAACGATCAAGCAGCTGCCTACCTTCTTTGAAGCCGCCACCGACCACCTCACCAATCTTGGCAGCGCCGGCACCGTAGAGATACGCATAGATAAACCGCTTACTTTGGTCGCGTGTTTCGAGGCCAGCTGCTCGCTGGTTTACGGTGTGTATGTCACCTTCCAGGAGCTCCCTGGTGTACGTGCTGTTTTCCATGTAATGCGCCAGGCAGCGCAGCTCGATTCCTGATAGGTCTGCACCTAGCAGCTTGTAGCCTGGTTGTACTGTAAATAGCTCACGGCATTGCTTACCGTATGGCAGCCTGGTGGCCGGCACCTGAGCAAGGTTACAATTACGGTGTGATGCCCGGTGTGTGACAGTACCCTGGCTAATGATGCTGTGGTGTAGCTTTCCGTCACGCTGCAGACGTAGCCATGCCTGGTTGCCTTCAGCCAGCTGCCCAATGCGCTTCTGAATCATGAAGAACTCAGCGAGCTTTTGTGCTTCTGGGTAGTCCAGCGAAGACAACACAGTCTCATCGATCTGTGCGTGTCCCTGGGCGGTGGTTAGTTTAGGCGTCCAGCCATACTTATGTGTCAGGCAGCGCTCGATGTGCCGCCGGCTGTTTGGATTGAACTGCACGACTTTGACTTTGTCGAATGGTATACCGGCTTTGTAGCCCAGGGTCTTGTTGTCACGCTTTGGGATGAACTCTTCGTGTATCTCCCAAGGGTCAAACAAGTCATGCAGCTCACCCTCGATCTCTGAGCGCCTGGCTGCCAGGACAGCATACAGCTCGTTGGCTTTCTTCACGTCGAACGTCCAGCCAAACTTACCGATCTTGTCACATAGTGTTGCCAGGGTATGAGCAAGCTCGACAGCCGGCTGACTGTAGTTGTCCGGGTCTAACTTCTTGTACAGAGCCTTGGTGACTTTTACGTCCTGGACGCAGTAGTACCACATGTCTTCATTAAAGGTTTCCCAGCCCCCATCATAGTCACCTTTATGAAGACCAATACGTAGACCCCATGCCTTCAGGCTGTGGGAACCATACATGCGCTTCGGGAGGATCTCAGCGTCTGCATGTGACCAGTTGGTCTCATAGTCTTCATTGGTAAGGTCGGCGTGGATCAGCCTGGAGAGCGTTAGCGTATCCGTTACACGTACAGTGTCAGGGAGAACAAAACTGCTGTAGACTTTCTGAAGGCTGGGAATGTCGTAGCTGATTATGTTATGGCCAATGATCTCATCAGCCTGGGCGAGTAGCTGCAGCCCATCTTCCATATTGTCAGCTGTAAACGATTTGATTGAATCCGTATCTAAGTCTTCACAGATCAGACAATGGATAACGTCAGGGTCGAGACTGTTAGTCTCGATGTCGAAGACGATGCGTTTCATGGTTGCTCTCCACTCGATGTCAAATGACGCCGAGCACCCAGTTCTCTGCTGCATCTTCGGCGTATTGTTGTGTGTGTCCGGTGATCTCACGTTCTTCGACAATCGCGGCGTCCTGGATCATGATGACCACGTACTTGTCGTGTTCTTTGATCACGTGAGATTTACGCCCGGCATATTTATGCGTTCCGTAATGAGTGCTTATGTTCATCCTTCACGATCCCACTTAGATCGATGAGCGCCGCGCCGGCACTCGATGACATCACCTTCATTGGTTTTCATCATCCAGCGCATTATCGACTGATGTCTTAGGCTGTTGTTGTTCTTCGGTTCGTACTGTGGGATCTCCAGCGGCAGCTTCAGAGCTTCCCTTAGCTGATCCATTGTCGGTACAGTATTCGTCATAGTTTCTCTCCTTTTCCATAAACGTCACGTGCCACTGGGGCGCTGGGAATAGCCCATGCAAATTGGTTTCGAACTTGTCGAACCAATCCAGGGTTTCTTGTGATTTGATCTTGAATGATTTGGCTTTGAATGGGTCTGTGGTGACGCTGAAACCATCACCCTCTTTCACAAACAAAAGCTGGCCAGTCAGAGTATCTCTGAGCTTGATAAAACACATGGCTACACCTCGTTAAAAGGTGTCGCTAGCCTCTAGTAAGCGTCCTGTTTCCAGGTTGTATTTTACCTTGCCGGCGACACCGGTCTCACCGGTAAACCGGTTCTTCAGCACATGCAGATATCTGTAGGCACCGTCAGGGTCGTCAGGATCAACCTGTAGACCAATAACGATGTCACTCAGCTGCACAGGACTATGTGAGCCGCGGATCTGAGACAGGCGTACTTTGCTGCCTTCCTCATGCCCCTTGTCGCCCTCTGGACGGCGCAGGTGGCTCACCATTATCAGGCCAATGTTAAGCTCGCTCACAAGCGTTCTGAGAGCCGTACAGGCTATGTCTATGGCCTTACGTTCGTCAGCAACCGCCAGGCCGCTGATCATGATTGATACGTGATCCAGGATGATCCACTTTACGTCCAGGGCTGCCACCATGTAGCGTATCCGCTGAATGATGGTATCGACCTCAGACGATCCGAAGTGGTCGTAGAGATACACCTGGTTGTCGCCAGGAAACAGCTCATCGAAGGCTTTGTATAAGTCAGCCTCTTCGACACCTGTTCGATCCACAGTGACGTTCTTGTTCATGTGGATACCGAGCATACCCAGGATGGTCTTCTTGTTGCTTTCCTCTAGCATGATCATCCCGACCTTATGGCCGGCAGTATGCAGCGAGTAAGCGATCTCACGTACCAGTGTAGACTTGCCGATACCAGATCCAGCCGTAATAGTGACCAACTCACCCTCGCGAAGACCGAGTGTTACCTCGTTCAGACGTGCAAATGGATAAGCAATGGCGGAGGCCGCGTCCACCACACCAATGGCATCTCTGATATCGGCTGCGGCCACGATGCCATCCGGGCGATATACTTTCGCCTCTAAAATGGCACCGACGATATCCTTGTGCTTGCCCTGTAGTAGAGTCTCGTTCGCATCCTTGTAAGGGAGAAAACAGATGCGACTTTGTCCGACCGGTAGAAGCTCAGCTACCTCGATGGCAGCCTTGCGACCTGGCTCGTCCATGTCAAAGCACAGGATAACTTCTTTAAACTGGGCAACGTAGTCCCAGTTATCTTTGATTGCTCTTACAGCCGCAGCAGCGCCAGCTGGTAAACTGACACAGGCTGTTGCATGCATTACAGACGCCACTGACATGGCATCGAGCTCACCTTCTGTAATGACCAAGCGGTTCCCGCCCTGCCACCTATGTGATCCAAATAGTGGTAGCTTCTTGCCGTCACCGAGTAACTTAAAGTCTTTGTTCTTAAATCTGATCTTCTGCGCGACTGGTGTGCCGCCAGGGTTATAATAAGTAGCTATCTGTACAGGCTGCCCCTGGTATGTACCCACCCGGTAGCCAAACTTCTTGCAAACTTCCTGGCTTATTCCCCTGGCCGGGATTGCTTGGATCTCGCCCTGGAGTAAACCTTCCGGCTTTGCTTGATGCGCTGCCTGTATAAGTTCTGCCGCAGCTGCTGAGCTGGTGGGTTGGAAGTCTTGGTCGAAGGTTTGGTGGTCGGTACAGCTGAAGCAGTACGCTGCGTATCCTCTTTCGCCATTGTCATATATTGCCCTGGCGTCACTAGATCCACAGGCATCGCATGGCTCATGTGCCACGAACCTACCGGCGTCATTCTCCTGACCCCAAGTCTCCATTGTTGTTTTCGATGGTTGCATCTTTGCTCTCCTGCAGCCAATCTTCGGGAATTACTTTGTGTGCGTATTGGATGCCATGCTTGTCGCAGTATTTGGCATAGGTGGTCGGTGAGCCCTTGTAGAGCTTTGCGTTTGCATTGCTAAACACCAGGCGTATATCGATGTCCGGGCATTGCTGCCTTATTAGCAAATGCTTATGTCTGTCTTCAGCTATCCAACGCCCTTTTGTCTCTACATAAAAATAGCCGCCAGGTTTTGGCAGCCGGAAGTCTGGTGTGTAGTGCGCCTGGCGCTCAGGCCATACAAACTGGATACGCTCAGTCTCATATAAAACCTCAAGACCGCTTTCCTTGATCTGTCTTGCTGTCTTATCTTCGAGACCTGAGCGATACCCATTCTTGATGGCTCTCTGTCTAGAAGTTGGCGCTGAAGCCGTCTTCCGGTTTGTCTTCTTGCGGGGAGCCATTATCGTTGCTTTCGTTGGTTTGTTCTGAGGCTACAAATGATCCCTCTTCTGCAGCGAAGCCGGCGCCGTCTTCCTGACGCTCGGCCAAGTCAATAACCTGGATCTTTGTGAGCTGCATCGAAACGCCAATATTACCGGCGCTGTTATAGGCATGCAGGGTGCCGCCCATCTTCAATACAGAACCACCCCAGATCTGAGGCAGGTTGCTCGGTACGATGATCTGACCCTTGCTGTCATAGACCTTGGGCTGATACTTTGACTTTGCATTCAAGATGATCTCACCGGTATCTGGGTCTTGCTTGTATGGCACTTTGGCTGTCTCAGCTTTCTTGCCGAACTCATCCACAGCAAACTGACGGATCTTGTCTCGCAGCTCTTTGCATTGGTCAGCTGGTACACGTAAGCCAGTCTTATATTTACCCTCAGCGTCGAACTGTGTGTCAGGTACGTTAAGCCAGGGGTATTCTGCTGTTCCTTTATGTGTTTCAAATGCTACTTTTGCCATTTTTGGATACTCCTTGTTTCATTTTGTTCTTGATGTTTGGTGTCAGCTGTAGACCCAGGCGCTTGGCTTCGCGCTCCAGGTCGGCAGGGATTGGTTTGTCTTGTGATTCGAGTAGACGCGCCTGTTCCAACACCCTTTCTCTGGGGTGCATACGATCCTCGTTTTCTTTTTTATGGGGTCTATATGCTATGGGGGAACACAAGTCCCCCACGCACATTACAGACTACGCAAAGCAGTAGTCACTCTGCAGTACAGCCTTTATGTCCAGGCTGCCTTTAGTTGGTATTGTTGGCGCTTGTTTGTCCAAGCCCAGGTCGATGTGTTCGAGGATCTGATCAGTGATGAAACTGTAGATACACACGCCATCGTACTGTGCGACAAACGCCTCACGTACAGCCATGAAGAGCTTGTCAGTGTCTGCCGGCACTGTGCCGAAGCTGTCATGAATTAGCATGAAGTTACGCACACCTTTCGTGAGACACTTGAGAACAGTGCTCATAAGGTGACTGCTGTCCAGGCTGTGGATCATGTTAGGGCTCACAGCTGCACCACACTTGCGTTTATCAACAGTCCGAATGTCGGCCATGTTGAGTACAGCGCTGGTGCGTACCTGGCTGTCTACCTGCTTGTCGTATAGGTAGATACGTAGACGCTTAGCTTTGTTTTTATAGTACGCATTATCGACTGGGAACCCGACCGGCGTAAACCAGCTCATGGTCTGATTAACGTCAGCCAGGGCATGTGCAAACGCCTGGAAGAACCGCATGCCATCTGCAGCGCCTACGATGACCTGGTTTATGGCTGTCCAGTTTGCATTGGCTAGCTTCCTGGCAGCCTTACCTGGGTCACTAAATGGGTGCTTATCCAGGTCACCTTTTCTCACACTGTTACGCAGTGGGATCATCAGGTCTTCCATTAGCTGATCCGTGAAGCCGTAGATGCCACTTGAGTATCCGTAGGTCATCACGTTGCGCTTTACGACTTTCCTTGTGACACCATAGTCGAGCCACTCTTTAGCCACCGGGTCATCGTCAGCCTTCAACAGATCAGTCACCTTGTCTGCTACAGCCTGGTAGATGTCCCGAGGCTTGTCGCCTGGCACCAGGTTGACCAGGGCTCCGTCAGTCTCAGTACAGCTGGCCGCACTAAAGTGTTGGATGCCACTGTTGGAACCATCGAGGTTGATAGGCAAGCCGCTTTCGTAGTCAGTGCCGTGAACCCAGAAGCCAAAGAACTCTCGGCAAGCAGCCAGGAATGCAAATGGCTTGTCTGCCTTAGACCAGTACAGCTGCTCAGGATCATCGCCATCATAGGTACCCTCGAAGTCGTTACCGATCTCTGCTATACGATCAGCATTATTGATGACCCATTGCACCCGGTCTTCGAATGATTGCTTACTGATCTTTCCGAAGTCGCCGGTGTTGGCTACCTGGATGGCAATCCACCTGGCACCAGATTCAGTGATTGGCTTCTTGTCAGCTATGGTAAATAGAGACTTGATGTGGTCGCTGCGGTGCGTGTTGAAGTTACACACTGGGTAAATACGACCCCTAAAGTCAAAGCTGTGAGGCAGGTAGAAATGCTCGTAATTAGCCAGGTCTCTAGCTTGCCTTAGATCCATGGTCATCATCGAGCGATCAGCATCCACTTGCTTATTGAGAGCACGGATGTCCTGCGCCTTCAGCCGAATGCCCTTTTTGTCTTCATCAGACAGCTCATCGTAGTTCTCAGGGAACTTAATGTGCTCCAGCTTGTCACGCTGAGGGAAACTAGAGCCCGGCTGTAGGCTGTTTTCCCATGCCCACTCTACAGCTGCGAGTACGTATGTGTTCATGGTGTAACGTGTAGCCTGGATTGCATTTAGTGCATCTAAGGCCGGCTGCATACGGCGACTACGTATTGCTGACTTTAGCATTCCACGCTGCTTAGGTGACATATGGCGCACTAGAGGCGTAGTACTAGCCAGTGCTGGATCTAAGTAACAACCACTGTCATCACTGTCCCAAGGTTTCGGTGGTGTGATCATCGGTGTAAACACAGGCTCATTCCAGCTGATCTCTTGATTGATGTCAGCGATGCCCTCTGAGGCTTCCTCGGACAGACCAATTCTGTACACAGTCTTGTTGTCTTTGATCTGTGTCCAAACCTCGAAGACACCTGATGCCTCAAGTATAGCGCTAAGGATGGGTGCAGCTGCTTTCATCCTACGCTCTTGAGACCATTTATCATGCACAAAGCCTTCTTTAGCTGCTATGTGTCTTACAGCCTTCTTCCGGTGCTCGCTGCTGCTGTTATTGCTTGTAGCGAGGCTTGTAATCCTATCGTGAAGCGCCTTGTCGTATGCCTTCAGCTCAACACTAAAGTGCTCCATTTCGACACGTCCGCCGATGTTGCGAAGTACGCTAGTCCTGGTCGCAGCCATACCAACGCCTTCCATGCAATTCACGAGACCTAAGTAACTTAGGAGCTCAGTATCCAAAGACTTTAGATCTAGTACCCAATCGAAAGGCCGACCATCAGCTGCACACGCTTCGTCCAACCTAATACGTAATGCTTCTGTGGTTGCCGCGAGTGCGTCCTTCAGAAGTCTAGAGTTAGCCGGCGCAATGCTTAAATCCTTTAGCTTGGCTTGACGGTCTAAGAAACGGTCGTGGCCGTCAGTCATCATCTGCTTCTCACGCTGCAGCTGGGCAAGCGTAGAGCCATTTAGTCTATCCATAGATGTCATATTGATCCCCTTAGTGTCCCCTACGTATATGCTATGGGGGAACACAATTAGAATTACAGTAAATACAATGAGTTATGAGATCACTGAGGGGATACAGGGAATGTGGGTTGGGTGCGACGTATAAAGATTTACAAAACCGTAGCTCACAGCCGAATAACGATCTTTTGATGCAACGACTGTGCCTTTTTTAACAAGGCTATACGACCTGCTTTTCAGTCTTTTGAAACAGCGTTTTTTATCAAATGCTGCGGTGTTTGGTGGCGCTGTAGGGCAGTTACACCAGCTGCTGGCTGTTGTCATGCAACCGTACAAAACTCCTTCAAACAAACGCTTGGTATAATAATAAATCATTGTTTTTCGCCTTTCTCTATCTTTCTTAGACTTAGCTTATCAGAACAAAGGGTGAACAGCAACTAGCCAGCTGCCGCCATTCGTTTTGCAATGTCGCCAATAGTTTCCGGCTTAATGTGGATATACTTAGACGTTGTTTTGTGATTTCTGTGGCCAAGCCACTGACCAATGACATCGCTGTTTAAACGCATGTCGTTGGCCATGGCGCTAGCTGCGGTGTGCCGGAATACGTGGAATACAAAGTCCTTATCACCAGGCGCTACACGCGCTCTAAGGACGTTCCAGAGTAGGTAGAACTCTTTTGCATTGTAAGGGAACCCGGCAGCTAGGCTGCGAGCTGCATCAATCGCTTCCTGTTTGTACAAAGCTACCTGACGTTGATCACCGTTCTTAGTCTTAAACAGAGTGATCCACCACAGACCATCGTCACCCTCTTCGACACGCGCCTTCGATGGGTCACGCAGGTTGCTGATCTCTGAGTGACGCATGCCGGTGTAGCGAGCCAGATCACACATCTCCTTAAACCACATCGGTATACGAGGGTTATCACAGAAGCGCTCAATCGCGTCCAGCTCCTGGTCACTAAAGAACCGGATGCGGTGGTCTTCTGAGGGCGTTTTAACGCTGATTACACGTGCTGCCATACCAGACGCCCTGGCGAAGCTCAACACCGCCTGTACGGCAGCCACGTAGCGATTAATGGTTGCTTTAGATAAGCCGTCTGCCTCTAATGCATCCATCATGCGGTACAGGTGGCTGCCATCAATCTCAGCCAGCTCGATATTACCCACGACACCTACAAAACGCTGGATGCGGTGGGTGCTTTCGTTGCGGTGCTTTTCTTTAGACCAGATCCGGGCGTGATACTTAAAAGTGAAGTTCTCAATACGTGTATCCATGACTGTGCTCTCCAATATTAAAACAGTGGGATCATTGTGTGGCCGTCAGCTCGCGCCTGGTACATCACCGACAAGTTAGTCTCTATGTTGTCGCACGGCTCGCCGCGACCGGCGGCGTCAAACAGCTCATCCTCAAGCCGTTTGATCTCAGCGTTTAAGTTGACCATGTGTGTGAATGGGTCGATGGGATCTATGTACATGCTCTCTACTCCGTCCATGATTGTATTCTTTCGGGCTTGCCCCGGTCGCACTCAGCAATCCAATGCCTAGACGGCTGCCCCACAAACTCTTTCTGGCGCGGCAAATAGCGTTTAGTACTAATCTCAAAACCACGGGTATCGCCGTCATTAGCTAGTGCTTGGCGTAACCATTTCTCTACTGCCGGCAGCTGGTCATCTGTCATTGTTGGACAACGCACATCCAGCCACTCAGGGAAATCGGCCAGGCTGCGCTCGTTCCAGCCAGAGATCCTTGAATTAGCATTCATGTAATACTGCCAGTTGCCACGGCGTATACGTACGCGGATCTCGTGGTTGCCAAACTGCCACCTGGTTTCGTGCGCGCCGAGGGTTTTGATGTCACCCCCGACACGATACTTTTCGATCAGACGCGGCTCCATTACAGAGCCCTCTTCGCAATTTGATCCCACTCTGCGCGGCGTACCTTAAATGGCACGACCTGGCCGAAGGCTTTGCGGATGCGAACCCACTTATAGCCCACGACAGCCCATACCATGTGGCTGCCGCACACCGGGTACCGGCTGCTGTAAAGATCGACTGAGAAAGGCTTGGCTGACTGCCAAGTAACTTGGGTAGGTTTTGACTTAAATATGCTCACTGTTGCTCTCCTGTGACATGTTGTCGCAGAAGTCTCAAGAGTGGCGATTCCGGGAGGACTCGAACCCCCAACCTGCTGATTAGAAGTCAGCTGCTCGCCACAAGTGGACTTCCTACCGATTCTCTACCACACAACATGGGGGAACACAAGTACTTCGAAAAAACACCGTCCACATTGGGGGGACGATGTCTAGATACAAATTGCATCTTTATTTATTTAATTTGCATTAGCGTTCGTGGCCTAACCATAAACCAAAGGCACCGCTAAGCGCCCCAGTAACCGTTGCTGTTAGGGCTGTCGCTTGTGTCGATACTATGTCCTGGGGTATCGCCATGTACCAATCTAAGACTGCCACATACTGCCATAAGAGGACTGCCATTACTAACCGGGGCAGCAGTTTCCACGCCAGGACGCGCTCCATCGTTACCTTTGGCATTTCTATTGATCTCCGCTTGTTCTTTGGTCGTATGATCGTCTTTGCACCACATCACTTACCGACACCCTTGATGCGCTCATAGCTTCTCATGCCACCCAGGCCGAGCATACCCATCAGAACCGGCAACATAGTCGATGTGTCAGCCTGGGGTATGTGTACACCAAACCCAGCTGCAATCGGTGATATCAGAAAGTTAACCATGAAACCCAGGACACATACGTAGCCTGTAAGTGGACGCCAGGACGACTGAAACCAGTTACCTTTGGCGTCTGCCTTGTTGATCTCGATCTGCTGCAGAGCGATCTCCTGGGCATGCTTTTCTGCCATGGTGCTAATCTCAGCTGCCAGGCGCTGCTTTGTGTCGGCATCTGGTATCACTTTGTCCAGGATACTCGATACGGCTGGTATAAGGGCTGCGATCATCGGCTACTCCATCGATGCTATGATGTCTGCGTTGCGCTTGGCACGGTTGGGTACTGAGGACGCATAACGGCTGTCCAGGAGCTCTTCCGCGGCCTCTTTGTATGCGCCGGTCTTTAGTTTATGCAGCGTCTTAACAAAGCCCATCAGTCTATTGATACCCATGTTAAAACACAGGTCGATCAAGACTTCCTGGATCTTGTCTGGGGCATCTTCGAACCAGCTGAGGTTCTTCTCAAGCTCACCTACGCAGATATCGATGTCCTCATCTAGCATCTGCATGGCGGTGTCGTGTGTGATACCCCGGTCTTCAACATTACGCCCTACGCCTATCGTGAGCTTGCCGGCTGTACAATGATAAAGCTGTAACTTTAGACCCTCTTCAGCGATCAACCGTTTACGCACACGATCTAACTGGTTTTCATTCATGTTTCGATACCCTTTGGCATTACGCATTTAAACTTGGTTGGGTACAAAGTCCCCTGCTCGGTTTTTATGATATCTTTACCCATCTCATAAGCTCGGGCTTCGCATTGCTCTTGTGTAAAAACACTGCCTCTCGTATCAGTAAACTGATGGCAAAACTCGGGCTGCGCTACATAACAGGCAAGCACAACTACTGTGATCATCTTTAGATACCTCTAGTGTTAAGTATGAACACCAGGATGCCCACAATGACCCCAAGCAAAGCCAGGGCTGCAGTAGCAATCATGATGTTTTCTTTTAAGTGTTCCATAGCCAGCTGGCGTTCTTTCTCGGCAGCCTGGCGTGACTTACGCGCCTGAGCTTGGAAGCGTACCCAGTCTTGATACAACCCAGCCCGGCCATACAGCTGCATGGTCTCGCGCAGTTTGTCCTCTTGTTTCTTGATTTCTTCTAGCGCCATAAAGGTCTGCAGCATGTCTTCTTTGCCGCCTGGCGCAATCTTTGTCCAAATAGAGTGTTTCTTTTTGGTAGCCTTGGTGGCCAGGGCATCTTTGTTAATCACAAAGTCAGCTACAGCTTTCCCTGCAGTCGTTAGCTCTTTGCCGTGTTGAAGTGTTTTAGTAATAACCGCCAGTGCCGCATTGCAAGCGGCCAGCTCTGCTAGCATCCCAGGTTCTCCCTCTGGTATGCTCTCCCATCATTAGATCTTCATTAATAGTGACGCTGCCAGACCCACGATGACCACAGTAGACCCCATGATCATTGCTTCCAGCCGCCACAGGCGTTTGTCTAGCATATTAAGTTTCTCTTCGACTGCTGAGTAGCGAATAGCACACTCTTTCTCATGTGCTTCTAAATCCAGAGCAACACGCAGTTCTGGTGCTACCGATAGTGTCTGCTTCATCGCACTCATCCAGCAATCTCCTGTAGGACGATTGTGCTTGCTGTTTTAGCGCCGTTTGCATCTAAATTCTGCGGCCTGTTCATAATGCCTTCATTAGCCTCAACAGCCCAATGCAAATCATACTCTGTTGAAGATGTGGTAGATGGGCTATCAAGATACTGCAAACTTACTGGTATCATCCCATAAGCGTCCGATACTCTTGTTGTGACAGCCATAGAACACTCAACACCAGTTCCATCATCACCTATGTACCCCGTGGCGGCATTACCGCCTATCAACTTCAAGTAAATACGTTTGAGATAATTACTTTGTCCCAACAGAGTGTGTATTGTTACAAGCACCTTACTGCTGGTTGATGAGGGTGTGATTGATGCTTTAAGACCACTACTGGCGAATGATGACGATGTAGTATAACTGTAGTCAGTCTTGATACCCTGAACCACTTGCAACACAGACCCACTAGGAAGACTGCTGGATTGTAATCGTATTAATCCCATGTTAGTCCCCCTCTATCCTACTAAATGCCCTGAAAACACAGTATTGCTATTTATAGTGTAAGAATTGTCATTGCTTGTATAAACTTCCATTCTAAATGTATCGTTTGCGTTTACGCTGAAAACATCGCTTGCGTTTATAGTGGTGTAATTACCCGGTGGAGAACCCTCTATACTGTATGAATCACTCATGCCAGTTCTTACACCATTTATCGTTATACCTAATTGCACATAACCTGTTCCGACGCCATCAACCCTTACATAAGAATGTACGGCGTAAATTCCTGTTATTGGCACAACCACTTCATAACTTGAGATTGTCACACCACCATTTAAAAAGCAGTTTTCTGTACTTGTTAGGTCAAGTTGTACTTGAGTGTATCCAGTAGATGAAACTGATTGGGTTGCGTTTAGTGACACTCGCCAAGCAGGAACAACAGGCGTAGTCACACGCCCACTCGTATCAATCTGTAACGCTGTGTTGCTGTTTGTGGGGTCTTGGATGCTTGAGACTTTAAGTATGCTTGTCATATCTAATTACCCCTATCCTAGCAAAATCATTTCAAAACCAAACGCATCCCAATTTATAACCGAAACATTGTGACCAAATGCGACTTGATCATTTGCGTTAAGACTTAACAATTTTGTCCCTGTTGAATCATCATAGGTGCCGTAACTTTCAACCCACTCGCCATAATCCGTGATAGAACCACCAGAGGGTGTTACAAACAGATGTCCAATCCTTCTACCTAAAGTTCCTGATAATGCCGCCGCATAATGTCCAACTATAAGATAGATACCTGTCACTGGTATGGTTACTAATCCATTAGTTGTATCCAGCATGTTGTAATCGTTTTTGTAAATTATTCTCGTGTTACCAGACCCAATATTAGTATCAGTTGTATTGTAAGTGGTGAAACGAGAAAGCGGAGTAGAATATGCGGTTGTCCCAGAACCATTCCAAGCGGCAGACACAAATGGTTTATTAGGCATTAAAACACGACCACTGCTGTCTATAGTCAGAGCGGTAGTGCCTGATGTTGAGTGACCGATCTGGTCAACGTTCAATACTGATGCCATTATCCATTACCCCACTAAATAGATACTTATAAGCGTGTGATTCACACCCTCATATATTGTTCTGGTACTGCCAGTGTCTTGTCTAAATTCAATTTCATCATTAGCGGAGAGGCTTTGAATACACTCAGTACGAACGGTTCCACCACTAATATGGGTATGCGCTAGAGAAACGGCAGTGTCATTTATGTAGCACTGTATTCTTGCTGTATTATTCTCGTTCAAATAGTATTGACCCATGATGTAATAGAGACCAGCGACAGGCACAGTAAATGTCCCAGTAGCACTGTTGTAAGTCATACCGCCTTGAATAAATGAACGCTGAGTACCATCCGTTAAAAACGCCGCTTGCCCATCGTTTGTGGCACCAATTCTGTCTCCTGTTTCAACTTGTTTGTTGGAGTTGTTGCCGCCTTGAGCAAACACAGCAGGAATAGTTCCAACAGTGAGTTTGTTTGGAATATTAACGTTACCATCACTGTCGATGTTGATTGCTTCTGACGCACCAGCCTTCGAGTAGATGTCGTTGACGTAAAGTTTAGACAATGGTCATCTCCCCGTTGATTGTAAGTGTGGTTGAGGTGTCTATCGTGAATGTACCTGCGACCATGGCGCGTTCTGATGATGCAATCGTAGTATTAGTAGACAGTGTGGCACCATTGACCCTAATGCCGTTCCGCATGACCGAACTTGCAATCTTGTCTGCTGTTACACTTGCATCCAGCGGTTCCATCGTTCCAGTAGATGGTTCACGGTCGAGGATGTAGTCAATGACATCTCCGGTCACGAGTGGGTCGGCAAAGGTGATTGTGCTTCCGCTTATGGTGAAACTGTTAGAAGGTGCTTGGACAAGTCCGTTGAGACTGACCTGTAGCGTAAGTTCAGACGCTGGTGAGTAGTTAACACTATTCTTCTGCATAGTGTATGCCGCTTGTCCATTCACAACGCTGATGCTGTCCAACAGAATAGGCGCGGCAGTCCCCTGTTGGGAGCCGATATAGGCCATGAGCTATCTCCGTTTGTAAATTAGTTATTCAGCACCTAGCGTAAGAGCGTAGGTGTCTGTAGCAGAGGCAGCAGGGAATGATAGTTTATTAAACCCACCGCCTACAGGTGATTTTCCTATGTATGCCATTATGGTTTCTCCGGCCAGACTACATCATCACGGCTGAGTATAAATTATAGATAGCTTCATGCCTCATCCTGCAATCTCCATCACAGTAATATGAGATGTCATTCGCATATCCTCCGCAGTAGAATTAGAGTCTCTAGCCTTCATATTCACATACTGCGTAGCTGATGCGTTTCCAGTTAATTGCAGTTTGTAAGTTACTGAACTTGTTGTAGCTGGTGAATCTAAGAACGAACTAGCTAAAACATCACCGTTCCAATTAGCACCCTCATGTCCCCCACCGCCAGTTGTGGCAAGCGGTCTGGAGCCAGCCGCATCACCAACGCTAATTGCTGTTGAATCTCGCATTAAACGGACGCCTGTTGTGGAGGCACCATTTGCGCTAACATTAGTAGAAAAAGTCACAAGTATTTTACTTGTAGTTGAAGTCGGTGTGATAGCTACTGATAAACCTGTGATGTCAAGAAATACCCCTGCGCCGGGAGTGTCAGACCAAGTATCCGTCTTTGTCGTGCTAACAACCTGCAATACACTACCCGCTGGTAAACCAGATGCCGCTACACCACCATTTGTTATCTTAGAAAGTGCCATGTCTAATTACCCCACTAAGAAACCGCTGAAGAAAGTGTTTCTGTCACCATGATAAAGTGTTGCCGTACCAGCAGACACAGCAACCTTGACTTCATCGGATGAAGACAACTGCATCAGAAAGGCATAATTATTTGCATAGGGATTGACCGCACTTGCGGCAACTATATTGGACAGACGCTGGTATCTAGTACCATTTTTATGAACTTCCACCTCTGCATATGCTATTGGATAGAAGTAAAAACCAACCTGAAAAGAGTAAATGCCATCTATTGGTGCTACAAAACCACCAGACGCTGAATAGTGACCACCAACATTGAAGTCTGTTGATGTCATATACTGGCACATATCGGTTTCAGAGGTATTATTAATAGGAACACTGCTGGGGAGATACGCGAAGAACGCTGGTCTCGCAGGTGTCAGAATACGACCAGTGCTATCAATGGTCATCGCAGTGTTAGTGCTCGAACTGTCTTTAATTGTGCCGACAGAAATTGCTCCGCTAAAGGTGCCTGTGGTCGCTTGCATCGGTTGGTCAGATGGATGACTAACCGTTTGAACTGCTTTGCCAGCAAAGTTGACGTAAACTGTATCGGTGCTGGCGATGTTCTCGCTAAATGTGATCTGGTTGCCAGACACGGTATATGCCTTACCTGACCCACCTTCCTGACGGACGTTGTTTACAAAGACTTCAATTTCTTGCTCATTCGCCACGTTGTGAGACAGTGTGTAGACCGCTGTGCCACTGCCAGTAATCGTCTGTTTATCGAAGCTAGTAAAAGCAGTCTGGACTGTGTTTCCTATGTGTCCCATGACTGCACCTATTCGCTGATTTCTTGTACGATAGAAACAGTCACATCTATCGATGCTGCGGTGTCGCTCTGGACATACAGCCGGTCTGCGTCTGTGACTACAATCTTTGAGCCGCCATCGATTAGCTCAAGACTGCTTCCAGCCGGAATGGGTGCATCAACAATCAGCGATATGTCGTCTGTGCCATTGTTAATGTAGGCCTTAGCCATGATCATGTTGCTTGTGACGTTAGCCATACGAATACTAATGATCGTGTGATATCCCGTCGGAAAGTTTGCTGCATCGGGTATGTCAGCCGCAGAAACGCCTACGGCATTGAGGTGATATCTTCTAAAGTTCTGTGCCATCGTTGTTTCCTATTAAAGTGCGATTGCCATAGCCGTGCTGAAGCCTTTAGTCGCAAATTGGCTAGTGTCTGTTGCGACGTTATTCCAGCCAGAGAATGACCGAACACGCATCACGTTGTTTGTAGAATCAAAGTACAAATCACCCACGTTCACTGAGCCGCCATTCGTGTTTAGCTGGTAGTTCTCAGCAGTGGTGTCATTACTGAATGACCCATAGTAAACATCAACAAAGTCTTGGGCTGAGTTGGCTGCTTGGTTCGCCCAATACCGAGCAGAGTATTCAGCAGTAATCCCAGAGCCTGTGACGGCTGTGTCTCGGTCAAAGCTGCCGCCACCGCCCAACGCCCATTGTTTTGCGCTACCATTAAGGGCAGACAGTGTGCCAGCAGCATACGACTTAGCTGAGTATTCCGTACCGTCTACAGATGTGGCTTTTGTAGCCCAGTCTTTAGATGCACCCGCGCCAGCTGTATTTGTGACACCAGTGCCACCTATAGCCCATGCTTTTGCAGCATACTCTGTGCTGTCAACGATGCCGGTCGTCTGTGATGCCCACTGCTGCGCTAGGGTGTTGCTTGCGGCAGCGTTGGTCTCGCTAGTTGAAGCATTAGTCGCACTTGTCGCAGCTGCTGTTGCACTGTTCGATGCGTTGGTCTCACTCGTTGCGGCATTTGTCTCTGAAGT